CCACGTTCACGTGGGACAACCGGCACTCGTACCGTACGGGTGCTACACCATGGCCTGCAGGGTATCCCGATGACACTGCAACGTACTTCTCGCCAGAGGACGGACCCGGCATCCACTCGCTGCTAGTGGATATCGTGAACACTGCATCGCAGTCACTCGTGCTCAACATGTACGGCTACGATGATGATGACATTGACAAGGCGCTGTTCACTAGGGCGAGCGAGCCGAACATGCTGTTCCAGATGTCGCTAGACAAGTCACAGGCTGGCGGCGTACATGAGCGCGCATTGCTGGCACACTGGTATGACAATGCGCTGGGTTCAAGTATCGCTGTCGGTAACAGCGCAAAGCATGCCATCAGCCACTTGAAGGTGCTCATCGTTGACAGTCTGTGGGTTGTCAGTGGCAGCACGAACTGGTCGATCAGCGGCGAGCAGGCGCAGGACAACCAACTCACGGTGAGCCAGAACCCTGTGCTCGCTGCGCAGTACCGCACGATCCTTGACATCAACCACGTGGAGATGTTGAAGCAGATGGCGAAGACGGCTACACCCGCAACCACGTAGAATTGGTGGCGTCTTGATTCAAGTGGTCATCCCACATATCGAAGTCGAAGGGCCGCACAGTCGAGAGGCAACACTAGCGCAGGCCATCGACAGTGTGTACACGCAGTCTGTGTTGGAGCTTGTACACAAGCCGATCGTCATCACGGACACTGACCGGCGTGGTCCGGCGTGGGCCGTTGCACAGGGCGTCGCACAGGTCAAGACGAAGTGGGTTACGCTGCTAGGTGATGACGACTGGCTCATGCCACGTCACCATCAGACGTTGATGTACTGGGCAGAACAGACCGGCGCAGACGTTGTGTACGGAGAGCCGATCATCGGCGACGGCACCACTCTGCAGCCCGGTGGCATATGGGACATGACATTCGATGAGGAGCGACTGCGCAAGGGCAACTACATTCCAGGCGGCGGCTCACTGATCCGTACATCGCTACTCAAGGAAGTCGGCGTACCACAGATGGATTCGATTCGGTACGAACGTGAGATGGCGGTCTACGAAGACTGGGCCATGTACATCGCACTGCTCGACGGCGGGGCGAAGTTCCATCACGTGAAGCAGGGTTTGTACTACATGCGTCGATGGGCTGGCGGCGGCAAGGGGCGAGACTTCCGCAGGGATGGTACACTAGGGTAGACGTAATCAGTTCATGAGGAACAGACCACATGGCAACCACAGACGCGCCCGTTGTAGCAGCACCCGCTTCGACTGCACCTGTTGCAGAACCCGGCACCAGCACATCTGAGTTTCAGGTTGGCATCGGCACCGTCCTTGCGGACGTTGTGGCGCTGGCTGTGAGCTTCGGCGTGCACCTGTCTGCAGTGCAGCAGACTGACATCCTGTCGTTGGCAGGCGTCATCACCGCACTCGCAGCGAGCTACATCATCAGCAGGGGCATCCGTAAGACCGGTACGACTGCCTAAGCTACACTGAGGTAGATGGCTACCTTTGTTACGCTTGGTCCCGGCAAGATTCGTACCCTGTCGTGGAAGAACGATCCCAAGGTTCGTGCACGCATGCAGGTCGTGCACGAAGCGTGGATGCAGGGCGCAACACTAGACGATACGCGCACGCTTGTACACGGTTGGCTTCTCAAGTTCGATCCGCAGGCTACTGCGCCAAGTCGTGCGACCATCGTCAACGACCGCAAGCACTTGATGGAGTTGCAGGACGGCGTTGACGAGAAGCTGCGTGAACAGCACTTGATGCAGCTTGATCACGTGATCGCCAAGGCGTACTCAGAGTTCGACAGCACAAGCACCGATATGGCGAAGCCCGGTCTGCTCAACGTCGTGCGTCAGGCCATTGAGACGAAGGCGAAGGTCGGCGGTACCATGGTACAGCGCATCGAGCAGACGATCGCCAAGTCCGAACCCGATCAGGCGCGCTTGCTCGTGCAGGTGCTCGTCAAGCATATCGGCGACGAAGCGATGGCGCTCAAGATTCTAGAAGACATGAAGGCGATCGACGTACCGTCGAAGGTGATCACACTAGAAGCTCCAAACCATGCCCGCCAGTAACGTAGTCGAGCTTGCCAAGAAGCAGTTGACCTGCAGGCGCAGCCCGGTTGACTTCGCTGTAGAGATCAGCGGCGGCAAGTACAGGCGTGCATGGCACATTGAGAAGATCAACGATGTACTGATGAAGCTGTATCGTGGCGACATCAAGCGTCTGATCGTCACCATGCCACCACGACATTCGAAGTCGGAGACGTGCTCACGGTACTTCTCTGCATGGTGGATCGGCATGCGCCCCGATGATCGTGTGATGTTGGCATCGTACGAAGCGGACTTCGCAACGACCTGGGGTCGCAAGGCCAGGGACATCCTTGAGGAGTACGGCGACACCATCTTCGGCGTTCACGTGTCGGAGAAGTCGAGCGCAGCGAACCGCTGGGACATCGACGGACACGACGGCGGCATGGTCACGGTGGGCGTCGGCGGTGCGTTGACCGGTAAGGGTGCGAACCTGCTGATCCTTGACGACTACATCAAGAACAGCGAAGAAGCGCGCAGCGACACTGTGCGTAACAAGGTGTGGGACTGGTGGCAGGGTACTGCGCGCACACGATTGGAGCCGGACGCACGTGTCGTCATCATCGCAACCCGATGGAACAGCGACGACCTGATCGGTCGCATCCTCGACGGCGACGATGAAGGCGAGTGGACGGTGCTCGCACTGCCTGCTATCGCCATGGAAGATGAGGAGTTCCGAAAGGAAGGCGAGGCGCTGTGGCCGTCGCAGTTCCCGTTGTCGGAGTTGCTGTCGATCCGCAAGGACATTGGCGCGTACTGGTTCAACGCTGAGTACCAGTGCAGCCCGACATCAGAGGAAGGCAACATGTTCAAGCGCGCCGACACGCGCTACTGGTCACCCGGTAAGGGTGTGGACATGAACGGCAAGAGCTTCGACGGATACCTGCTACATCAGATCGTCGGCGAAGCGGTGCCGGTGAAGGCGTCGCAGTGTTGGAAGTTCATCACGATGGACTTGGCTGCGTCGCAGACAGAACGCGCCGACTACACGGTGGTGGCAGTGTGGGCCGTCACGCCGACCGCCGACATGCTGCTGCTCGACGTTGCGCGCAAGCGCATGATCGCATCGGAGAAGATTCCGACGTTGCGTGCGATGGCCGCACTGTACAAGGTGGACTACATCGGCATCGAGAAGGGATCGTTCCAGCTTGACTTCATTCAGCGCGCACGTGACGACGGACTGAACGTGCTCAAGCTCGACCCGAAGGGCGACAAGATGGAGCGCGCACACGAAGCCAGCATCAAGTGGAAGGGCGGCGGCATCTACGTGCCGAAGACGAACCAGACATGGTTGTCGGACTTCCTTGAGGAACTGTATGCGTTCGACAACGGCGTGCACGACGACTGCGTGGACGTGACATCGTACGCAGCCATCGAAGTGAACAAGCGTGGCTTCTCTGTGGCGTCAGCATACGGATTGCAAGAATGCTTCAATTGCGGCAAGCTGTACACATGCAACGAGAAGACTGGACTAGACCGGCCATGTCCGGCGTGCGGTACCCGACAGCCGCATGATTCAGAAGACACTAGTGGAATCCCGTTGCTACGACCCGTTGAGCCAGAGGAGCAGGTAGAGTTGCCGCACGCGCACCGTACTAACAGGCCCGGTCACCATGCATAACCCGTTCCGTCGCAAGCCTGCACCCAGCGTGCCGAAGATCGATGTTGCCACAGCAAAGAAACTGATGGATCAACTGGGCGATCCAGCAGTGAAGAATCCGTTGTGCGCGCACTGCGGCTGCTGGCACACTCAGGCGTGCCCACGCGTCAAGCGTCTCAAGTTCAAGTCCGCCGATGTTGTAGAGGAAGTCGAGTTCTGGCAGTCTGGATTGTATGATATGATGAATGTATTGACACCAGAACAAATTGCTGAGGTTGCATTGTCGGATGAACAAGTGTGAAGTGTGCGGACGTGAAGCTCGTTTAGTCTACGATCATAACCACGAGACAGGATTTGTGCGTGGCAGACTGTGCGGTGGCTGTAATACTGCCATCGGCATGTTGGGAGATAGTATTGAGGGGCTACAGCGCGCTGTTACTTACTTGGCTCGTCCAGAGTCCGATTTACTCTACGTCGATGCCGTCAAGGAATACGGCAAGACGTACCGCAAGGCCCGCTATTGGAGTAATCCCCAGGATGCGCGTCAAGCTGCATCAGATTACTACCATCAGAACACTGAGCGGTGTAAGGGTAATACCCAACGCACAAGAGATCGCATCGCTGCTGATCCAGCGGCAGCGGCTAAGCGTCGTGAATACATGCGCAACTGGGTGCGACAGAAGCGAGCTTCGATGATACGCTTACAGAAGCAGTCACACCAAGGGGTAACAGAGTGAGCGGTCCAAGGCGTAGGCCAGCCAGCAGGAAGATCGATACCGGCGCTCTGTGCTACGTGTTCGTGCGCGCAGATGGATCATGCGGCATCGTGTCGATGGACAGGAAGGTCGAAGGTTGGGGCGATTCACTCGACAAGGCGTGGCGCGTGTTCTTCGTGCGCGCACGTCGTGCCATGCGCAACTACGAGGCGAGCAAGCCGGTGGTTATCCCCGGCAACGTCGGAGAGCTTGCCGAAGGTGAAGGCGAAGTCGAGCAGTTCATTCCCGTTGACACGAGCGAACCACAGTCAGATGGCGACGGCTTCGTTGACGTTGACGCGCCTGTGTACCCTCATTAGGAGACTGTAGTAGCAGCCACAGCAACGTCCGCAACCGGCGCACTGTTTGCCGCACGTGAGAAGCGCGCCAATGCAGCGCGTCGTGCAGAGCTTGTGCGCGTACTGGGCGGCAGCCTGCCGCCATCGCAGTATGCAGGCTGGACTGCAGGCGACCCTGTGGCGCTCGCTCACCCGCCGTCTGTGTTCAGTGGCGCAGCGAACTTCGCACCGGCCATCCCACCGCAGCCTGCGAACATCAACCCTGCGCCGGACGGACTGCCTCGACCACAGCCTCGCCGTTGGGCGGCACCGGTTGCATGGAACATGCCGACGCAGCCTGGAACCGAAGGTGTGCGCATCTCATCGTTCCAGACGTTGCGCGCATACGCTGACATGTCATCCATCGTGCGCGCCTGCATCGACAAGCGCGTTGAGGAGATCATGGGTCTTGAGTGGGACATCGTGCCGACGATGGAAGCGGAGCTTGCGATGGCCGACGTTGCTGATCGCAAGGACTTTCAGGAGCGTCGCATCAAGGCGCTGCGTTTCTTCTCTCGTCCCGATCCGGAGTACGACACGTACCACTCGTGGCTGCGCGCCATGCTCGAAGAAATCTTCGTCATCGACGCGCTGTCCATCTACATCGCACCGCCACGCGTGCCGGGTAAGGGATTGTTCGGCAGTAACCTAGCAGCACTTGCACTGATCGCTGGCGACACGATCCGTCCGATGGTGGATGCGCAGGGCGGTCGTCCGCAGCCGCCCGCTGTTGCGTTCCAGCAGTACATCTACGGTGTGCCACGTGTGGACTTGGTGGATGTCGTGAACCAGTCAGAGCTTGACGAAGACCTGGGCATGCCGGAAGCAGAGTTGCGTGGTGACCAGCTACTCTACTTGCCGTACCGCAGGCGCACGAACTCGCCGTACGGATACTCGCACGTCGAAGCATGCTTGGTGCCGACCGGCATCGAATTGTCGAAGCAGCAGTACGCGCTGTCCTACTACAAGGAAGGTAACGTACCGGCGTCATGGATCGAAGTCGGCAACGCTGACACGCCGCAGCAGGTCAAGCAGTGGCAGGATTCACTCGACGCAACGATCGGCGATACCGCTGCGCGCCATCAGGTCACGGTGTTGCCTGCCGGTTCGCATGCAACAGAGACGAAGCCGAATGCGTTCTCCGACAACTACGATATGGCGAACAAGGAAGAAATCTTCGCAGCGTTCGGTCTGACTGCGATGGACATGGGTATGCTGCCCGGTGGCAAGAGCGCCGGACTGTCCGGTGGTAAGGGTATGGCCGAAGCGAACCAGTCGGAAGGTGTGCGCGCATCCACGAAGCCGCTCATCATGTTCCTCAAGCGCGCACTGTTCGACCTTGTGCTGCAGCAGTTCGCAGGACAGGGCGACATGCAGTGGCACTGGAAGGGTGTCGATCCACCGGCTGATCAGCAGAAGAAGGACGCCGCAGACATCGCCGCTGTCGCCGCAGGTACACTGACACGTGACGAGTATCGCACTGAGCGTGGTCAGCAGGGCTTCAACTTGCCACTCACGAAGAATCCCACGGTGGTGACACCGACTGGCGGTCTTGTGAACCTTGCTGATCCGACTGCGCCGACAGGCCCGCAGCCTGCTGCGCCTGCACCCGGCGCTGATCCCGAAGATGCTACAGACAGTGATGGCGACGATGCCGGTGGCAGTGCAGGTAGCGGTGGCACACAGCGCACGAATGCACCCGATAAGCCGAAGCCAACACCTAGCAACGATGACAGCAAGACGACGCCGTTGCACGATTCAATGCCGGACCAGAAGCCAAAGGCTGGTGCGCACACCGGTAAGTCGATGAGCACAGAGTTGCGCGCAGAGTTGGTGAAGCTCATGAACTTCCAGCGCCACGGTAAGCCGATCACGAAGTTCCAGGCAGAGCACATCGCACCGGACTTGATGCACTACATCCAGACATCAGGTATGCCGATCAAGGACGTGATCGCAGAGCTTGATCGTGAGGACGACCCGGCGTACAAGACGGTGAGCGATGCAAGCGCGTACGTGATGCGTGCGTTGTGGGCCGACCAGATCGGCATCGACTACGCGTTCGACACCATGACCAAGAGCATGCAGGTCAACGCGCCGGACGTGCCGCTCGCAACCGTTGAGGAGATCGCACGCTCGCTGACTGCAGGCAAGTCGCCTGCCGAATGCTTGGCTGCGCTCAAGCGATACTTCGAAGTGCTGCACGTCGGGACAGTCGCCGGTCAGTAACGTACCATTGAGGTATGAGCCGCATCATCATCCCATACGCACGTGGTCATCTTCGTGAGGAGACTGTGGCCGCAGTCGAAGCCTACTGCCCGAAGGGTGTGCGTTGGGCCACAGTGTGCGTCGATGAGAAGCCCGGTATCGAAATGATCTGGCCGGAACCCCATACCGGCTACCACGAAATGCTCGCAGAGATGTGGGGCGAGAAGGAGACGACCATCATCGTGGAGCACGACATCGTGATCGTCCCCGGCATCATCGAAGAATTGCTTGCATGTGAGCACGACTGGTGCGGTGCTCCGTACTTCGTTGCAAGCCACGTGCAGGTCTGCCTGGGCTGCACGAAGTTCAGCAGCAAGCTCATGTTCAAGTACCCGAACGTGATGCACGACGCAGGAGAGATCATCACCAGCGCGCCTGCGAAGGACTGGCATCGTGTGGACATTCGCATCGAAGAAGTGCTGATGCAGCGCCTCAAGGTTGAGCGCCATGCACACGAGACGCAGGTCGGCCACATCAACGACCAGCACCGGGGCGTGACCGGCCCACAGTACAACGTCAACGATACTGCGCCCCGCAGCGAGCAGGCGATGAAGCTCGATCAGGGTGTGGCATTCTTCGCAGAGATGGGTCTAGTCTAGTGGGCTGGTTCGATGTACACGGTAAGACCATCGTCGGCATCGGTGCCGGTACGCAGGTCAACATGGAACACACCGGCTGGTTCAGCACAGGGGACAGCCCCGGTACACGTGAACTGATCAGCGACCCACGTGTGGGTTCGGCATTCCAGCAGGAGCCGATGTCCGATGCGAATCGTGCGGCCATTGAAGCTAACCTTGCTGCGCATGGCCTGAGCGCAGAGGCACTGACTGCGAATGCGAAGTCGGCATACGCCGATGGACTGGCGCGCATGAGCACCGATCCGGCGATCGTTGCGCTGAACCTGTCGCCAGAGCAGGCTGCGAACTGGTACATGTACGAGCACGACAGCGCCATCGCATACGCTGACCATGGTCAGTCGGCATACGTGTGTGCCGCCGAAGTCGCCGCCACAACGTCAAAGGCACAGTGGTCGATGCAGACCGGTGTGGGTAGTGTGTACGGAGAAGCGATCACTGTGTACCCGAACCTGACTGCTGCTGCTACCGTCGCTGCGTTCGGCATCGAAAACCCGACAGTCACGTTGAGCCAGCAGGACTGTGACAAGATCAACGGCGTGGTGGAGAGCACGTTCAATCCCGACGTGAAGTCGCAGACTGCGATCGACCCGACGAACTTCGCAGGCCAGCCGAACCCTGATGGATTCATTCGCACGCTGACACCCGGCGACTATCAGGCGAACCAGTTGTCGGACTACCAGCTTGGCAAGTACGTGGACATGTCAGGCAACGCGCTGCTCCCAGGTGTACCGATCGGTCTGCCGGACGGACTTGCGCGTGGCCTTGCCATCGCACGTGGCGATGACCCCGCCGACATCCTGCAGGGTACCAAGCAGCTATCGTTCACGACCAACATCGCATTCCCCGATGAGAACACCACTACCACCAACGACACACACATCGGCGCAGAGATGCTGACCGGCGCAACGTATCCGCCGAACGATCCGCAGGGCCGCAGTGGTCCGATGTCCGGTCCCGACCTAGCGGCATACGTGCAGTCGTTCTACAATGCGCAGGGCGGCAAGGGCTACACGTACATCACAGACAGCATCATGAAGGCGTCGTCGTCCGAAGACCCGCCAGTCATGGGCCACCAGTATCAGGCGGTCATGTGGGTCGGTGACCCGACCATCGCCGCTGCGTCCACCAAGGGTGTACACGGTGAACTTACCAAGGCGTCAAAGCTAGACGTGCAGTTCCCCTACCGTCCGTACACACCAGATGATGAGACAGGTTCTACTACACAGGACGTACTGGAAGCGCCGACGATCGAGCTTGCGAAGAAGTGTATCGTCACTGCGAAGGGCTACAAGACACCGCCGTGGCCGAAGGATCAGCGACATGCAGCGAAGCCGAAGTGGTTGAAGGATCGCATCGCACGTGGCGACTTCGTGTCTGCAAAGCCCGACAATGTACCATTGTCCGGAAAGCTCGACATGCCAGAATGGTTCAAGGGGTTCGGCGATCCCGGCTCGACGCAGGCACAGGATGCGCATGGTCGCTTCACGACCGGTAGCGGCGCATCGTCGCTCGAAGCAAAGGCCATCGCACACTTCGGTGCGGCTGAGGAGTTGCAGGGCCAGCAGTTCATCACACCGAACGGAACGATCCTCAATCTTGAGGGCGACGGACATGACCGCATCAAGGAAGTGGTCGGCGGCAACGTAGCTACTGCAACGTCACGCGCACTCGATGCCGGATTCCTGCGCACGTCACTCGACACAGTACAGGGTGGCGACCTGGGTCTGGTCATGGAGTTGACGCAGCCGATGACATCGCAGCAGATCGCATCTGTTCGACAGGGTATCAGCGATGCTGGTGGCATCGGTTACATCGCAGTCGATGTTGCCAACACTGGCGGCTACAACCGGGTGACCGGTGCTGGCGGTGGTCTGCTGTACTCGCAGGATCAGGAGCAGCCGACGAGCACGCAGATCGCTACTATCATTCGTGATGCTAACGTCGCCGCAGGCGCACCGGTCAACGCAGCAGCATTCGCTGAATTGCTCAAGGGCTTCGGCGATCCCGGCAGCACGCAGGAGCGTGCACCCAATGGCACGTTCGGCCCAGGTAGCGGCGAACGTGATCATGCCCCAAGGCTGCGTGACATCACGATCGGCTCAGCAGCAGACACAGGCGAGCTTGCGATGCGCAGCGAGCCGATCACTGCGCCGCACAAGACCGATCCACTCGCAGCAGAGTTCGCTGCCGACGAAGCGTTCTCTGCAGGCGCACGTGGCACACATGAAGGCGACAGTCTGACCGAAGGATTCGACGTACTAGAGGGCAAGGTGTCCGGCTGGTTCAAGGGATTCGGCGATCCCGGTTCAACACAGGGCAGAGATGCGCACGGTCACTTCACACAAGGTAACGATGCATACTGGCACAACTTCCGTGGGCAGGGTGATGCTACACCACATGAACCACAACATCCCAATGTGCCGTCTGTCGGCGCATCCATCTCTGAATCGCTACGTGTCAAGCGATTCGGTGATGAAGGCTCGACGCAACAGCAGGATGCTCACGGTCGCTTCACGGTCGGCAGCGGCGCGCCACGTGATGCAGCGAACCTGAAGTACCCTGAGCTTGATGCGCGCGCAATGCCCGGAACTAATAGTCCCTTGATGAGCCGTCAAGAGTTTCAAGCATCTGCGGCACGTGGCGAGGACATCGTGAACAATGCTATCGCCAATGGTTCGCCACCAGTCAACATGATGACCGGCGCAAACATCCAGGCTACAGTAGATGCTGTACAAGAGAAGTGGGGCGGTATCACTATCGACGCACACGGCGGTGGTATCGTGTCACAGGTTACCCAGCCGCCCGACCCAGTTTCAGTGTCAATGCGCGCCGAAGGACAGAGTAGCGTCGTGATCAGCGCCGCAATGGGTACTGCTGACCCCGGCACACTGATGGCAGCGATGCAGCAGGGACAGTCGCAGTTCGCCGATCAACTGTCGGCGCAGGGCGCAGCCCTTGGTGTATTCCGTGATGAACTTAGTGGCACCATTCAGATTGACCCTGTATTGGTTGTACAGGGTATCGCAACAGCGCGTGATGTCGGAGCATTTACCGGTGCTACAGGTGGCGCGTTTAGGTTCGTTGACAGTTTTGGATATTACCCAGGGCACGTCGCTTAGCATACTGGGAAGCATTCCCTGCACGAACTTCGCCATTCGGTCACAACCCAGCGGCCACTCACACGGCAACGTCCTAGGGCGAGGAATATCCACCATATTCTAATAGTACCAGTGGTGCGGTAGACTAAACGTATGCCAGGATTCGATAAGCTGCAGCCGATGGACTTGCGGGGCGTCCCGATCTACGAGGGCGACCTTGTACAGTACGGTCGCCGTACTGCGCACGTCCTGCTAACGCTTGAGGATAAGGCGCTGCTCATGGAGTATGACACGGACAGTACACGCCCGGAGATCGGCGTCGAGCAGGCATGGCTGTATAAGCCCTTCGAGTGTATCGTGCGCAGTGGCGCACTATCGCCAATCAAGTAGCGCATGATAGGATGGAGACATCCGACTAACCATAAGGACTAGAAGTAACGCTATTGGCTAACGACATCATCCACGTTCAGTTCGGCGAAGTCTTCAAGTTCAACAAGCAGGAAGACGGTAGTCTGCAGGTCTTCGGCAAGGCCACGAACGAGACACTCGATGGCGATCTGCAGAAGTGTGACCTTGCATGGTCTTCGAAGGCCATGGAGAAGTGGCTTGCAACGGGCGCTAACATGCGTGTACAGCACAACCCTTCGCTGTATCCCGCTGGTGTCGGCATGTCGGTGGACACAAAGCCTGACGGCGTGTACCTCATGGCAGAGATCGCAGAAGCAACTGCAGTTCGACTGGTAGAGAAGGGCGCGCTGCGTGCGTTCTCTGTCGGCATCAGCCGTCCGAAGTTCGCACGTGATGCGAGCGCGCCGAATGGTCGCATCGTCGGCGGCGACATCGTTGAGGTATCGCTGGTCGATCGTCCATCGAATCCTGACTGCGCATTCACGGTCAAGATGGCCGGTGCCGGTGATGAGCTACACTTGGAAGGCGAGTACACTCGACTACCGGAGATCAGCAGCCCCTTGAACAAGATGATGAACAGCGACGACGTGCTCACGAAGGGTGCCGATAACGCTGGCGATGACGGCGATGACAGCGACGACAGTGGCGACGACGTTGATGAAAGCTCTGCTGGCGACAACGATAACAACGGCAACGGCGGCAAGGACACTCCTGCTGACAGCGATGCCGATGGCACGCCTGACATTCAGGAGAACGACACACACAGTGACGACAAGAAGCCAGTAGCCACATCAGACGGCAAGTCGGACAAGGAAGCAGAGCCGGATGTCGTGAAGGATGACGCAGGCGATGATGACGCACCATGCAAGACATGCAAGGGCGACGGCAAGATCAAGGACGGCCACGTCACATGCCCAACGTGCGGTGGTTCTGGAAAGGCGAAGGATGCCAAGGCAGACAAGTCTGCGCAGGACTTCGACGGCGACAACGATGCTGGCTCCGATAGCACTGATCCCGCTGACACGCCCGAAGATGGCGCAGACGTTGATACGGACGGCGACACGCCGGACCCCGACGACGTTGATGCCGATGCTGGCAGCGACGGCACCGACACGAGCACCGACAGCGAGCAGGTTGATGAGATCGTTGAGGAGCTTGTCGAAGCAGTCGGCGGCGGCGATGGACAGGACGATCCCGAAGACTTCGATTCTGCTAACGGCGACAACGACCTTGTGGGCGCTGATGGTATGGGCGACAGCGATGACGACACGAACAAGCTGCAGTATGCAGCGATGGGCGCAACGCTAGGACTTGACGGCGATCGTGTCGAGTGGTTCCTAGGCAAGTCATCTGTCGGCACCAAGGACGAGCGTGAGGGTGCGAAGTTCAAGCTCACGGTCGATGGCGAGACGAAGTTCCCGATCAACGACTGCAGCGACGTAACAGACGCTTGGGGTTTGCGTGGTCATGCCAAGGGCATCGCTGTCGCCGATGTTGAGGCGTACATTCGCAAGGCTGCAAAGGCACTCGACTGCAGCGGTCCATGGGATGAGGGCGGCGACGGACAGAAGACGCGCTTCGCTGACTGGGCACTGCGTCGTCTGCACGACACGACGTGCCCTGCGTACAGCAACGATGCAGTCAAGCATGCGTATCCTTCACTTGCGAAGGGCATGGATGCTGCGACCGGCAAGACTGCACAGCAGATCATCTACGGCATGTTGCAGGACGCAATCGCCAAGGATGCCGGTGAAGGAAACAAGACGTATGACATCCTGGGTCTTGCCAAGGCGTACGATGGCGTGTGCAGCAGCGTGCTGTCCACGGTGTACGATGCAGCTAGGGCTTCGCTTGGTCTGGACAAGACAGTCACACCGGGCGACATCGTTGAGGCAGCACGTGACGCGTTGCGCAAGGACGCAGAGATCGATGACACGGATGATCCTGGCATCACTGTTCGCACGAAGGGTGCGCGTATCTGGTATGTGTCCGAAGCCGCCAACGCCATCGGAAAGAATCTGCAGGAGATTCACGATGCAGTGGTTGTCGTCCAGCCCGATCTGTGCACGCTGCCGCAAGCAACTGAGAAGCCTCTCGCCAAGGTCGAAGTTCCCGAAGTAACCAAGGCCGCAACAGTCGATGAGCGCATCGATGAGATCACGACTGCGTTCGACGCAGAGCGTGCGCTACTGACTGCGAAGATCGAGAAGCTCTCTGCTGCACCCGACTTTACGCTGATGAACACACCACGCCGTCGTGCAACTGGTATCGCTGGCCCTGACGTTGCGAAGTCGTTGAAGGTCACTGACGCAAACGACGCTGCGCAGGAGCAGGAGCGTCAGGCACGTATAGCTTGGTACACAGACCTGAGCAAGTCCGGCGCAACACGTGAGGAGCGTGAAGCTGCTGAGGAGTTGCTTGGTAAGCTGCGCTCACCTGACCTGACGAAGTAGTCATGGCAGCGCGCAGGGTATCGGCTGCAACACGCGCCAAGCAGAAGGCCACACTCGCTCGTGAGGAGAAGGCGCATGTCGGTAAAAGGCATACTCTCCGAACAACTAATGCACCCAACAGACTTACGGCACATCGTGTATCGGCGCATCGACTGAACAAGTAGCACTGCGCTTGCATGTACACGGTGAGGTATGGCACACTGTACATATCGACACCGAAGGCGTGCCATAGGTTCCTAGTGAGCGGCATGTGGTAGAGATGAAGCGATCCGTTTCGTCACTCAACACATGAACACCCACAAGGGGATAACACAATGGCACAAGTAACGAGCACAATCGGCGACGAGGCTGCTGACCTAGCAGCATCAGGCAAGTCACCCAAGTCAATCCTTACCGGAAAGATGATGGGCGCAACGTCCGGCGCATCGTACAACGCACCGCTCGTCGGCGGCAAGCAGGTTGGCGATTTCACATTCGGCGGCACACGTGAACTCGACTTCGACAAGCACAGCGATCGTGCATTCAAGGCAGAGCAGTCGCTTCGTGCAGAAGTGAAGCGTGGCTACGAAGACCCGCAGAGCGTCATCAAGGGACTGAACCCCAGCTTCCTTGAGGCGTATCCGATGTTCCTGCAGACTTCTCCTCAGCGCAGTGATCCTGCGTTCCAGGCGTTGCAGGATCAGGTTGCACTTCTCTCTGCAGAGTTGGGCAAGAACTTCACATCAGCAGGTCCGAACAACACGGCACCTTCGCTGACACCGTTCGACTTGGAGAATCCTTCTCATCTCATCTACTGGTTCGAGACGCCGCTGCGTGCGAAGATCAGCCGT